GCCTGCTATCTCCGTCAATATCATCGTCAAACGCGTAGCTTCCGTCGCTCGAAAGATCGGTCCCGTCGTCGATCCCGTCGGTGGTACTCGAATCGAGATGATAATCATCAATGCCCGCATTAACAACCGTTATGTCATCTGTGGTATCGAGGCATGTTGTATTTGTAGTCTGGTGATAATCATCACTACCACTGTCGACCGATATACAATTTTTACATATAAAAGTTACGGTCGCGTCTGCACATCTGAAACCTTGTGATCCAGCATTAATTGAGACACAATTATATGCATATACTGTTCCGGGATGTGCCAAAGTTAAAATTGCATCAAACCCATACGTTTTACAATCATAGGCGAGACAATTTATAACTAAACTTATGTTCGAATCATAATTTTCAAGTCTGAACGCATATGCCTCTCCAAGACCGTCATTTGTGGCCTTACCAATACATCCGATAAAAGCTATATTGCTGGAAGAGCTTCCTGCCGATGCCTGAAACGCATATATTGATCCGACATCAGTACCGGTTCTAATACCTATAATGTCATGAATTTGTGAATACGATTCCCGAATGCGAAAAACAGTTATTATCGACTCTGTAAAATTTACACCATTATTTGGAGTTCCATCATGTCCTTCACCATCAACAGGTTTTATTACCCTGAAATAATCTGCGTCCGTAGTCGCATCCCCTAATGTGACATAGTCTTCAAAATCCTCGTCATCATAACATTCCAGCACTTCACCGTTAGTCGCGGTCACGAGGTCGATATCCGTGTCCGCCTCCCACGCGGACAGAGACGTGTAATCCCTGCCCAGGCCTGCGCCGCCGTATGTCGAGGTATTATATGATGCGGGTAATCTTCTTGAGCTTGCCATTATGCTGTTCGTCTTTTCCTGTATTTAAAGGACTGTCTCTTCTTATCGAAAAAAATCGCGACCTTTTCTCTCGCATCCATGACGATACCGTCATCCTTGACGGGCTGGTGCCTCATGCGCGAATTCCGCACGTGCGCCATGCTTATCCGGGGGCACCAGCCCTTTTTGATTATCTCGAACGGGATCGCGAACCGTCTTTTCATGGTGCCGTCGTCCACGGGACTTGCCAGATCTGCGGCCTCTTCACGCGTCAGTCCGTCCACGATGACGATGAAATATCCCCGCACCTCTTTTTCACCCCACTCCCAGGGGTGCGGTTTAAAAGCGATGACATCCCCTTCTTTTTTGCGCTTATGTCCGGACGGCAGATCATCCTCGTCACGAATCGCGATCAGAAATTCCCATTTCATTTGCTTTCCCTCTCCCCTCGAGGCCGCAGGCCGCCCCTCAAACATCGTGCTCCTCAAGTTCACGCTCCTCCCTTCCTCAAGCGCAGCGCTCACTAATCGCAAAGCGATTAGGTATCCGCCAGCGTCAATGTCATCTCCACGATCAGCACGTCGTCATCAACCAGGGACCTCGACGTCTCGAACTTGCTCCCGCACATCAGGGTCCCGCCGCCCGCGGCGTCGCCCTTGGTGTCCGCGTCGGTCCCCCCGCCCACGAGTGCGGCGCCGTAAATGGTCTTTGTGGCGCTTATGGTAAACTGGGCCTTGCTTGCCGTGTTATTCAGGCTCTTACCCGAGGCCGCGCTCTCGACAAAAGCGGGCCTGTTCGCCTCGTCATATGCCGTGCTTTCGGTGTAAACCGGCACCGCGTATGTTGTGCCGTCCGCCGGCGTGGTGTCCGACTCGAATATAGCGAAATACCACGTCGTGATCTGGGTTGCTGCGTGAAACGTGGAATCGAGCATATGATTCAACCCCTCCGCGGTGAAAGTATTGTCATACTCCCACGCGCCCAGGCATTCCCACGCCCCGGATCTCCACTCACCGTGCGGCCTCCACGCCTGCCATTTCCAATGACCCTTCATTTTCCCTTTTTCTTTTAAATCCATGTCCGGCCTCCTTTATGCAGTTATGAATCGCTTGTCATATCTTCCGCAAGCACATCCCCGGGCCGCACAAGGAGGTTTCCCCCAACCGTGGATATCGCGTCATATTGAAATACGCTGGTCCTTATCATGCCCCTTACCAGGGCATTCCCTACCTCGAATAAACCGGGACTTACCAGGAAACCGCCGCCGAAATACCCGGTTACATAATCGCTCGAAACTATCCTGTTGTTTTCACCGTCAATATCGATATACGCCCCGCTCGCGAGCCCCACGCGCAATTTCGGATCCACTTCCAGTATCCCGGTATCCACGTCGTATTTTATGCCGTGCGAGGATCCGCCCGCGCGAAAGTTTCCGTCACCGTCCGCGTAAAATCCGGGGTGCGTCGCCATGTTGTCTTTCTGCAGGCTGTTCGCAGACGCGCCGAGCGCGATTTTGGGCGTATCCGAAAGCCCTCCCAGAACGATGGTGGTGGCCGCGTTTCCTATCTCCTCGTGGCCGCCCCAGAAATCGTACAGCCCCGCGTAAAAACTCGCCAGCTTCAACGCGCCTGAAATCGTAATGCTGTCAAGATACGCGGACGGCAGAGGCTCGGCCACCCCGTTCTGGTTATAGTTCTGGAGCTTGATGTATATCGTGTCGCCCGGCTGGTAATACCTGCCCATACCGTTTATGATATAGGTCCCGTCCGCGTCCGATCCCACGTAATAATAGGTGACATCGTCCGTGCTGATATAGATATCCGTGTGTGAATAGTACATATATTCGGGCGGCGTGAACGTTATCGTGACCGTGCCCATTGCCCATTTTTCCGTGGACCCCGCGTTGAACGTGGTTGTTATGGTTGTTGCATCTATCGGCGGAGGAGGCTGGTTCGGGTTCGGCAGAAACGACTGGTATCCGGGCTGTTCCTCGGCGCCGTAGTCGTCATACACCGCGGAAAGATACGCCTCCATGACAAACACGGGCCGGCCGTATTGATCCTCGTCCTTGTCTATGATGATAAAACCTTTCGCGGACCATCCCGGCAGGCTGTGCGTCACCGTGACCCTGTCGTAAATCTCAAGCAACTGGGTCTCGGGCAGGCCCGTCAGCCTGCACTGAAAATCCGGATACCGGCCCTTGTTATATAAAAACTTGCACCTCCTCTTTGCGAGCGATCGCTCCGTGATCCACCAGCACGTCTCGGAAAAGGTAATCTCGCCCCTCTGCGCGATGTCCCTCGCGTCCCGCATCTGTATCATGGTCTTTTTATAGGCGTTTGCCTTGTCGCGAAAGTGTACGATATACACGTTCGGATGTTCGAGCCTTTTCCACGATAGGGATCCTTTCACGATATTGTCCGTCGTAAACGCGTGGGCCACCGCCTTTGCCTGCAGCCCTCCGGCGCCGTCATGCTCCTCGGCCGCGTCCCAGACCGGTTTTATCTTGCCCTGGCTTTGTATGCATTTGCCGTTAAACGAATTCCAGATTATTTTTTTCGCGTCGTTCCATTGTATGTTGGTATCAAACACGTAATCGAAAGTGGACCGCTTTCCACCGGTGTGATAAAGCTTTATCCTGCGTATGGACATATATGTGCCATGTCCGTGATTATCCGTTATCTTAAACCTGTAATACCTGTATGCCGTGCCGTTCGAAAAGGTGATCTCTTCCGGATCCGCGGCGTCACTGCCCGAGTGCTCGCTCGCCGAAAGGCCCGTGGCCACGTTGGTCCAGTTCGTGTCGCTCGAATATGTCGTGTTATCGAGCGCGGCCGCGGTGTTGGATCCCTGTATGGAAAAATTGTTGATCCCGGCGGTGGTGGAGCCTCCGGACGAATGCCCGTTATCGATTATTATTTTGTTTATGGCATACGCGTCGCCCAGGTCGATGTTCACCGTCTGGTTGCTCGTGGCCGTTACCACCCACGCGGCCTTTTCCCATGTGCCGGTCAATGGCAATGCCAGGTCGAACGCGTGCTTTGCCGCATATATATATCCCGTGGACCCGGTCGCCTTTATCCTGTCCCCGGATATTATGGCCCCGACCGCGGAATAAAGATCGTCCGTGATCAGGGTATCGAGATACGTCTCCAGGGCCGTAAAAGCGTTTTCATCCAGCGTGCTCGTGGATTCGCCCTCTTTTTTGACATACCCGTCCCACATTATCTGCGCCTGGTTCCTGGTCCATGATTCCGTGCCTCCGGAATTCTGTCCGATCTCGAGGCATTTTTTCAGCCGTCCTATGGCATACGCGTTTGAAACCTGGTTGATCTCGTTTCCCTTGACGAGCTTATATTCCGTTATTGCCAGGCCTCTGAAATCGCACGATTCCGAATCATTCCATAAATTTGTCAATCCGCTCTGATTTTCCGCGCCCTCATGTTCCCACTTGGCATGACTTGCCTGCAGCGTATTCCATTCTACGTCGTTCACATACTGCGCGAGAAACGAATCCACCTCGCCCTTGCAATGCGCGACCATGAGCTTGATATAACTCGTGGCATCCGGGTCGTTCTGCCTGATCACGTTACCCGCCATCGGTCCGAGCCCGTATGCCTCCGCAACGGGCGTCCCTTCCTGTACCGTAAGCACAGGATGCGTTTGCGAATATGTGGGGGAACTGTATCCCACGTCCGGCACGTCCGGTGCCAATGCCTTTGATATATATCCGAGCGCTGTACCGGCGGCGCTCCCCAAAGCGACAAATCCGGCCAGGCTCGTAACGGTCAGAACCGTGGTGCCGAATACGCCGATGGATATTGACGCGAGCCCGCCGCCGGCGGCAAAAAGCGCGGCGCCGGCAACCGCACCGATCAGGGTGCCCAGAAACGCGTGAGCATACACCGGGACCGCGAACAGGACGAAAAACAACACTCCCAGTATGAGCGCCGTTTTTCTGGTTAAAATTCTCCTGCTAATCTCAGATATGTTTTGTGATCGCAATGCCTTCCCTCTCGAATCCGTATTTTCCCATTATCCTCGGGTATTTTGTGACGCCGGTTATCCTGTTGGCTCCCAAAATCTCCGCCCACTCATCCACGCACGCGAGGGCACGGTCGAAAAGCGGGTGCGCGTCCTCATCTGTTTCGCCGAAAAAATTCTGGTACAAAATCAGAACCGCCCTGGAAAGAGGCGGATAAACGCCGTTGACAGCCACGATATAACGCTCAATCCGGTCGTCCCTTACCGTACCCCATACCCCTATGAAATTACCGTTTTTCGCGTTGTCCGTGATCCACTGCACCCATTCCGCCTTTGTGCACCCGACCTGGTCGAGCACCTGGTCCTCAAGTCTCTGATCGTCTATCATCAGTATGCTTGTCAGTAATTTTTCCTCGATTATCCTTCTTATCATTTAAATACCTCCGGTATTCATGAGCACTCCGTTCAAGGATCACTATCATTTAAGGAACACTGTCGTTTGAGGATCGCTCCGCTCAAGGCCGCTCCTCCATCCTCTTATCCTCTTACCCTCTCCCCTCAAGGCCGCAGGCCGCTCCTCCATCCTCTTATCCTCCATCGCAGTACTCCTCTTCACACGCTTTCATCTCCTATATGGATAAAACCGAAAAAATTGGCCTTGTTATCGGATGACGGCCCATACGCCTCATTACTCTGGCACGCGTTCCAGGTATTGGAGCATCCCTTATACAAGGTATATGTATCGCCCTCCGAGATCGTAAACGGAAACGCCACGTCAAATATGACCTTATCGTCCGCGGCCACAAAGTCTTTCACGTCCCTGTAATACGTTATGCTGTTATGCACGAGTTCGATGCGCCCGAAATTCCAGTAATCGTCCGCCTGGGTGAGAGCCGCGTCTATCATGTACGCGGCCGTGGAGCCCGCGTCCGCCGTTCCGGTCGCCTTGAGGCTGGTCAGGTCGGCATATCCGTCGCGGTTGCACTCGCTGTCCCCGAAAATATGGTTGCATTCCTTTTGAAAATAATCGAGCAGCATGCGCCTGCCCAGGGACTTGCCCCTGACCGCGTTTATCACTATCCAGTTATAGTCCAGGTCGCACGGCCCCTCCATGTGCCCGTTTATCATCTCCCTGTAATACGACGCGTCACCCATGGCGTCTCTATATATCTTTTTCCAGACGAACGACTTGCCGTCGAACGACTCGGCCGCGTTGTACCCGGCCATGTCCTGGGCCACATTGTCGAGCTTGACCTGGCATTTCACGATCTGGCCCTCCCGTGTCTGGTGAATATTCCCGAAATTCATGGCCTTGGCCGTGTACGTATTTCCCGCGGTCGGAAACACCAGGTTCTGCTTTGTGGCCGCGAACCGCAGCGTGCCGGCATCGAGCCCGATCTCGCACAGATTTACGGGCCGCGACTGCTCCGCCGCTATCTGCGTGTCAACACTTGCCGGTACATCCTGCGCCATTGAATTTGCCTTTCATTCTTAATTCGATATTCTTTCCCTCTTCCCTCGAGGCCGAAGGCCGCTCCTCCATCCTCTTATCCTCTTCCGCCCTGCGCTACACATCCACCTCAAAAACCACTTCCGCGTCCCACCCGTTTGCGAGAGGCCGGAACGAAAAACTTTTATCGACCCACCTGCCGGTCAGGTTACTGCCGTCCGGAGTGCCGTCCTGGTCCGTGTCTATGTAACTCGGCACACTCTGCCAGGAAAAAGAATCATATCCGCCGTACCTGCCGTAAAAATGATTATAAAGCGCCCAGAAATTGGTATCGCTCAGGCCCTTGAATACCAGCCTGAATCGCCGCCAGGGCGTGGCGCTCAGGTTCTGATACTGCTTTTTCATGCTCTCCGCCGGCGTTATGATATTATGAAACTCCGGCTCCTCCGGATATACCCATGTGGGCACGAGGCTGAAATCGTCGGCAGCCATTATATTCCGCTCCGTATTGTGGTCCTGATCGGATGTTCATTGAGATACGCCACGTTGACCGCATCCGCGGCGAATTCGTCCACCGCTAACTTGCTTATGGTCAGCATTGTCGCCCTCAATTCCTCCTGGTTCATAAATTGCGCGTTTGGAATATATATGTTCACATCCCGGCTCGCTCCTCCCTCCGTCCTCACTCCCAGGTCGCCCGACATGGTCCTGGTAAGCGGCATGACGGCCTCCGGCTTTCTACCCTCGCCCATGAGGCCCACGCCATGCGCGAACGGGAATAGGGCAGGGCGCGTCACTATGCTGTTTTCAAACTGCGTAATACCTTTGCCCATGAATACGTTACCCTGGGCGCTCTTTACCCATGGAAATATATTGCTCCACGGCACCATACCGAATATCGGCTCAATGAGCGCCTTTTGTATCGCCATCTGGGTTATCATCTGGGCGAATGATCTCGCAATGCTCTTGAAACTCACATCCGCGCCCCACACCATATCGTTCAATGTGGCGCTCCAGTAATTGGCTATTCCCACCATCTCTTTGGGGATTCCCTCGCCTATGTTCTTTTTCGCGGATTCTCTCACCTGCTCGAAACCCTGCTCCATCAAATCCGCGGCGGCCGCGCCTTCCTCCTGGTATGCCTGCCATGCCAGGTCCTCAAGTTCCCTCGCGGTCGCTGCCCTTTGCGCGATAATGGCGTCCAGGTTGTCCGCGGCCGCCTCATAGGCGTCCCCCGCGTCCTTTGCCCATTTTTCCCAGTATTCGATATTCCCCTGTTTTGTTATATATTCGTCAATCCCCTCGACATTGGCCTTGTACGCCTCGCCCATCTGCGTTATCAGCCACTCCCATTCTTTCGCCGCCGTCGTTCCACCCGCGCCGCCCGTTCCGCCCGCGCCTCCGAACCGCCGGCCGAAAGTCTCATTCAATATATCGTTATATTCTTTTGTCGTTGCCTTTAATTTTGTTAATAGCTCCTGCCTGCGTTGCAATTGTCTTTCCATTACCTCGGGCGTGTAATTCCTGCGCAGCGTTGCCCGCTCCCTCGCGGTTGCCGGTATATCGCCGCTCAAAATACCCTGCGCCCTGGCCATGCCCCGCTCGATCGTTGCAAGTTCCCTGTTTATGCTTTCCATCTCTTTTAATAATTCGTTCTTTCTTCCTATGCCGAACACTATCCCGAAACCCTCTGCCACGTGGGCCACGGCGGACGCTAATATCAGCATTTTATCCGCGAGATACGTGATCTCCGGCGCGAATTGAATCACCGCGCCCGTCAGTTGCATCTTTAATACCGTTGCGAGAGTCGTTAACTGGTCATTCGCTTTTTCGGAATTGCGTATCAATCGTTCATCGAGCACTATCCCCAAATCGTGCGCCTTGTTCCTCACCCTGTCCAGTTCATCACCGCCATTCTTGAGCATATTTACCAGTGCCGCGCCTTCCGAATCGAACAGCTTGAACGCTATCCTCAACTGTTCCTGTTCGCTTTCCGCGTTTCGTATGATGTCCGCGAAATCCGCGAGTATTGCGCTGTTCGATCTCATCCGGCCGTTCGTGTCACGCAACTGCACGTTATATTCTTCTGCTATCTTTTTGAGTTCACCCGTGCCGGCCGCCACCTCGCCGATGCGCCTCGAAAATCTCTGCATGCCCATGTCGAGTTTTTCCTGGCTTACTCCGGCGAGCGACGCCGCGAATCTGTACTCCTGCAGTTCGTCCGTTGTGAGTCCGATCTTATCCGCGGTTTTCGCGATCGAATCCGCCACTTCCAGGTTGCGCTTTATCAGGTAACCGAGACCGGCCGCTCCGGCGACCGCGGCCATGACGCCTCCCGCCATCTTCCAGGCGCTCGATATGGCCTGCGTGGTCTTTTTCGTACTCAGCCGTACATTGTTCAGGCTCCGCTCATACTTGGAGCTGTCACCCACAATTTCAATTATTATGTCTCTTAATCCCATAATTCTGCCCTTAACTTTTGCATCTGTTTTTTGCCTCTATCCTCAAGTTTACGCTCCTCAAGCGCAGCGCTCCTCCATCGCCTTACGCCTATCTTTTAAGCCTCGGCATGCTGTTCAGAAACTTCTGTATACCCTCTTTTTTTTCGGCCTGCGCTCTCTGTTTTTTGAATTGCCTGTCCATGTAGTATTCCTCCATGACCAGGTAGTATTGAAGCATTTTGCGGTCCGCGCGGGAAATCCGGCCCCACTCTTCCGGAGTGAGACCGAATTCTTTCATGGTGAGTATTTCGCTGTATAAAACTTCCGGAGGCTTATTTGATCCGTCTTTTTTCCTCTTTGCCCGAATTTTCCCGATTATCTCATCAGTCAGGCCCAGACGTTTCCGGACAAAAAATCCTCCCTATCCTCCGCAAAATTAGTCAGGTTCATGACGTCCTTGTATATTTTTAATACCTGGTTCTTTGTTATGCCCTTTTTCTTTAACAGTTCTATTTTCTCGTCTAAATCCTCCGGTCCGATCCTGATCGCCTTCGCCACAACCTTCCATGTGAAATGTCTCGTATGTTCGTCCAGGGCATCCACATATTTTTCATCCGTCAGATCGAAAACCATTACCATCGTATTTTCCGAGATTTCCAGTTTTTTGCCCTCATCCGAATCCTTCTCGATCATCTTCCGGACCACCGGCGCCCTGGGCGCGATCGCGGATAGTTCGTCCATCAATTCCCGCACGCCGTCCGTGCTGATAGGTATCTTTAGCGTCTTTTTATTACCGTCATCCGTTATTCTGATAACCGAATATCCGCTCGACTCGAAGAACCGGACACCGTCGTCCACCAGATCGCTCACTATTATTATTTCCTGCTTATCTTCTTTGTTCGCCATTCCTCATCTCCTCCCTGCCGATTTTAAGATCACTATCGTTTGCCGCGCTCCTCTTACGCCTCCACATCGGTCCCCCCCGTGAAACTGGTTATTCTCGTGATGGTCCCGTAGCACATGCCGTTCAACTGCAAAGTGATCCCGTCCTCGCCTTCCGATATATTCTGCTGTTCGAGCGGGAAATATACCTCCGCGTATTTAAAGCCCAGATCGGTCCCGCCCGTCTCCATCAGATATTCCACGTTGAACGTCAGCTTGTATGAATCGTCGAATGCCGGGTTGTTGTTGGAGCCGTCCCTCTGCGTATCTTCCTTGGTGGTCGTCACCGTGTTGGAATTGACGGTCGTGGTGCCGCCGTCCTGACCGGCCTTTAACCAGTCCAGGATATACACGGTCTGGTTATCGTCACGCACCATCACGGAAAAGGACAAGGGCACCGCCGCAAGCAGGGCATCGTCCGGACCTTCGATATAATGCGCGTTCGCATCCATAACGCCACGGTTCAATACCAGTATCTCTTCCGTCAATGGCTGGCCGATCGGTCCGTTGAAATCTCCCGTGTCCAGATCCAGCTCCAGGTAGTACGGTGTGCCGGTCCCGTCATATAACCGGAGTTTCGCTTTCCTGTTCGTTAATTTCGACATTTTTCATTCCTCCTGTTCTTATTTATATGCCTTTGTTTTTTCCTCTTCCCTCGAGGCCGACAGGCCGCTCCTCAAGCATAGCGCTCCTCTTTAATATCGTACTCCGAATCCGAATATCTGTTCTATCACACCGTATACGCCGCCCCTGCATGTCAGGATTATATCGGTCTCCGACTCCTGCACGCCCTGATTTTCTTTCGGAAAATATACCTCGTAATATGCCATGCCGAGCGGATTATCGCCCGTCCATAGTACCTGTATATTCACTGTTTTCTTGCTCGCATCGTCGAACGCCGGGTTGTCGTTCGATCCGTCGTTTTGGGTCGTTCCCTTGCTCGTAGTCCCCGTGCTTGTCCATGTCCCGGTATTGGGATTATCGCATTCCAGCGCCTCGAATATATAATTCTTGTTATATGTGGTATCCAGTTTGCATGAAAACGAAATCTCCATGGGCTGATATATCACGTCGTCCGGACCCTTGATATAATGGGCATATGAGTCCATCTTGTTCCTGTTCAATACGAGCTGCTCCTCTGTAAGAGGCCTTCCGATCGGTCCGTTAAAATCCATTTCGGAAAATTTCACCATGAAGTATTGCGCATCCACCGGCGCTAACACGTCGGCGTCCGGGTCGGTCGAGCCCGATGTCGTGGTCTGCAACGCGATATAGTATTTATCGGAATCCAGGTTCGCGTTGTAGCTGTTCGCCCCTATTGCCCAGTCCCTGGGTATTCTGAACGATATGTTTCCGTCCTGGGCAAAGCAGTCGCCTCCGGAGGCGGTTCCGTCCGTTACGCCGGTCAGCGCGGATGAAAAATCCGTGCCGTCAAAATAATAGGCCTTCAACGCCCCTGTGCCGGCCCCGTAATTCGATCCCGCTCCTTTCAGATACTTCACCAGCGCGAATTTGGACGTGGAGCCTATGAATACATAATCGCCGTTATCCGCCAGAAAAGCGCTTGCAGCGCTCGCATCGTCCGTATCCACGTCGCTCGTAATGTTCGCCCAGGTGGAATCCCCGTCGAACGTGACCACATCCATGGTAAGGCTGTCCAGTGGTGCCGCTCCGTGCAGCACGGCCGCGCTGTCATATATCCTGAGCACTCCCTCTCTGCCTGTAAGTTTCATTTAAATACCTCCGGTATTCATGAGCGCTTCGCTCCTCCATCCTCTTATCCTCTTACCCTCTCCCCTCGAGGCCGCAGGCCGCTCCTCAAATGCAATGCTCCTTGAGGCATTTATGCCGCTTTCCGAAATTTTGCCTGTCAAAATTTTAGTCCTCTCTTCTTATTACTGAAAAAAACCTTGAAAAACTTTTTCGATATATACCCGAACATCTTTGCCTGTTCCCGCCTCCATACGGGCCGCATAAAAGGCCTCGCGGGCAGCTTTATCTTTTTTGTCGTCCTTTTCAGCGGCGTGCCCGTGGCCGCGAAATATCCTCTCATCGCCTTCGTGACCCTCCTGGTTTTTCCGTACTCGTGCTTTCTCGCGAACGCCTGCGGTGTCTGCCCGAAGGCCTCCCGGAATTTATTCCTCCGCCTCGGACTTACGTTCAATGTATATTTCGGGCCTACCGGATTGCCCATGCTGTCCGTTGCATATGCGTTTTTTCTCTGAAAAGCCTTTGACGTATTTTTCGAAGGAAAAAAACCTATCCTGACCTTGTGCTGTCCCTTGCGCTTGCTGTACTTGAACCGGATAAACCTTGCCATGAAGTGTAACGGCGTCGTACGTTGCCCGGTCCTGATCTTGGCTTTCCTGGACATGGGACTCAAAGGCCGCCATCCTTCGCCGCCTTTCTCAATAAAATTTCGAATGAGCTTTCTGATATGGCCGCCCGCCGCCCGAAACGCCTCTTTCAGCGCCCAGTCCGCGCGTTGTGGAGATTCCTTTAAAAATCTCTGCACCTGCCTGTCATCTATCCTCACGCTCATTTCCATAATTTCTTTTCAACCGCCTATTCGTCTGAAATTAGTAGTATATTCGGTTCGTTATCACCCATCATACGAAAATCGCAATCGATTTCATCTCCGTTCTTTAGAATTCCGGTCAAGTGACCTTCTCTGTTATACTCGGTTGTAACCCCGCTTTCTTCGTCAAACTCTGTGTATCTGATATTTTTATAATCAAAATTAAATCCGTGACCGGTTATTTTAACTAAACTATTGCTGTAAACCCATATCTTGCCTTTTATTTCCCCCGCTTCAATTTCAAGGGTATGGCTTACGTCCTCATTCCCCACGAATATCGAACCACCGATATACAATGACGATACACTACTATCGAAGCTTGATATCTTGCCGTCCGAATACAACCCGACACCATCATTGATAATGACCGATCCACCTTTGATTTTGAATTTTGCGGTTCCATAAACCTTAAAATCATCTTCGAGTACGAAATCCCCATTGTTTATGTTTATTGTCGCATTCGATGAAACGTTAAGGTCTTCACCTATTTCCAGCCCTTCATCAAAATCCGTATTCTGGTCAACATCAAGGGCGATAGCTTTTCGCTGTGACCAGCAGTTTGCGGTGTTCAATATATTGAAAACAAGCAGAAGAAAGGTTATTATAATTAACTTTTTCATCCTTATCTCCTAAACTTGTTATCCAGCCGTTTAATTTCATCGGCTGACAGTGCTCGGCTGAAAAGGATTCCATCATAATAATCCCCTGCAAAATTACTTGAATTATCAGACAAGGCCCCTATGGTAAATTTTGAACCGCTTGCATAAAACAAAGCAGGGACACCACCTACCCCTGTAGTAGATGCCACAAGATCGCCATTAAAATATATTTTAAAGGTGGTTCCGTCATACTTAAAAGCCGCAGAAGCTTTTCCTGACTGCGCTCCGTCCGAGAATACAGCGGAATCGGTTGTCTCATCTTCTGAGTTGTCGGCCCCATCGCTTGATCCGGCCACGACTAATTTACCATTAGTGTCTACGAGGAAATACCATGATCTTAGACCGTCAACCGCTTCCCATGCCGATGCCAAAACCTGGTCCGCAGCAGGCCGGCCATCATCCAGCTCAAACACTGCGAAATATGACATCGCGGTCGTTATGCCCGTATCAGCTATTGCATACCATGAGGCTATTGCATTCGGGTTAAACCCGGACTCCTGTGTGACGGATTCCAATAGGCATCCCTCATCGGCGGGAATGTCGGTGACTTGATCAATGATATTGTCTTTTGAATAAAATAAATCATCACCACCGTCCTGAAATACATAACCTCCGCCATCTGTTGCATAGACCCTAAACGCAGTATTTGTAGCAGCAACATAATCATCAAATGATTGCCAATTACCTGT